CAAATTAATTAGGCAGAGAATTGGAAAGGAGGATGGAGAACCCATTAATTGTCCCCATTGCTGTTTATAAAATGTACCCTTTGTCGTGTACTTGAGTGAATGTCCAGTTAAACACTGTTTCAGAACTTTCTGATCTTCTAAGGGAATACGCAACCTCTGACAGATGGCTTCATTGGCCACTTCTGAGAGGTATGGATGCAAAAGGTCGGTAGCCGACTCATAGTCTCCAGAAACAAAGAAGCCTTCATCTCCGCTCTTTCGAGTGAAAAGTGGGCTGTTCCCAAAGATTTGAGAAAGAAAAGCGCTGTTACAGGGCTGTCCGATCAATCTGCAATTGTGCTGTCTTCGCATGCGTGAATGAATAACTGATTGCCACCTTCGTGCCAGATGATACTGGTCTGTGTCCCCTTTTGTAATAGTCCGAACTTTAAAGGCCTCCAATAATGGAACAACCTGAGCATCCACAGTCTCACGACTAAAAGATGCCAAGCGAGAAGATTTTTCAGCTTCCGCATAAAGGTCCGGATCATAGGGTGTCCTAACTTCGGTGTACCGTCCTTTGTATGAACAGTATGAATGTAAAAATCCAGAAGCAGGAGAAGGTAGAGTATAGTCAACCAAATCGCTGTGGTTAGTGAGTAAATCACCAGCCGCACCCCCTTTGTGTCGCCCGTTGTCTACGGACGCACCCAGAGAAGGAATGCGAGAGGGAGCGGATCGCTCTAAGGGTACTTTGATTGTTATTTCTTTTCCCTTTTTCTTAACAATTTTGTCGTCCTGCGCCGGTAGTGCTCCGAAAATATCGTCGGCACATTGCTGGATTGCTGTATGAATGAGCTTTTCCATTCGGCTAGACAGAGGGTCTTCACTGCGTTCTTCGCACAGAATCTTCTTGTGCTTCGCAATGTTTTCCTCAACAAAACTGTCTTCCACCGGAAGAGAACTGTTTTTTGTTGTGTATATATCTTTAGTAAGTATGATCATTAGTTTGCTGCACTGATTGTTGAGACAACCTTTAATGGCAGATTTCCTACATAACTTGACCCAAAGATCATTATCGCTGAGAGTGGCAACACCCTCAGTAATGGTAACAAAGTCGGGGATTGGAGGGAGCTCACTCTGTCTAAGAGCTGTTGCCCACAGTGTAGCCGTAGCCCACTTTAGATATTTCTCCATTAGTCCGTACTTTGCATATATCCACAAACGTCCTACAATCCTCGAGAGGGAGGTTTTCGAAAGAAAACCCTCAATCGGTGAAAGAAGCGTCCTTTGTGCGTTAGTCCCAAAGTCAAGTCCTTCTAGCGATGTCCTCCATAACCTAATAGTATTTGTATACCACTGTGTCATGTAGGCTGCTTTAAAGAAACAGTCGCTTGCGAGTTTGTCGAGAGGCGGTGCCATGGTACCGTTTCTTTTACAGAGTGTTTGAATCTCCATATAGGTTTGTCTTATCGTTTTCGGGTCCCACAAAGGGGCGAAACCGAAGTCGTCACTAAGTCTTTTAGACTTGAGTAGACGAGCGATTTGACAGATCTTCAAAACGGGGGCTTTGTTTACAGGGCTGCCCATTTCCCG